TTTTCTTTTTGTTTTCTTTTATATTCAAACTGTACGTTAGCAGTTTTGTTATTCCAGTTATCAAGATGTTCTTTATACCAAACTCTTTTACCTCTGATTACTCTGTACTCAGGTTTAAATTGTGCAAGAAGAGTAGCAGCAGCATTATAAAAATATAAAAATGTAGTTCGAGGCATATTTAAATAATCAGCAGCTCCACTTGCATTTGTATATTCTAATCCGCTTTTATCTTTTTTAAATTTCATTAACCAACTTTCTTTCTGATGTACTCAGGAATTTTTCCAATCTCTTTAAACAATTTAGTTTTTTGCATTTTCTCAACTAGCAATTCTTTTTCTTTATTAGATATATCAGCCAAGTTTTTATTCATAGTTCTAAGTAGTTTATCTAACTCTTCTTGAGCTTTCATTTGAGCTGCATAAATTGTTTCTTGAGCTTCATTAATTTTTTCTGATTGTTCAATACTTTCGAAATAAGAAAGATCTCTTTTCATTGCTCCTCTTTTAATTAAAGAAACTACTGGAGCTATAAATTTAAAAGGTCCTTGAGCTATTATTTTTTTATCTGCAGTTGGCTCAGGATTAATAATTACTTGCTTACCTTTTTCTATTTTTAAAATTCCAAAAAAGTATTGCATTGTTTCCATACCTAATTCTTCAAGCTCAGGTATCTCTCTTCCAACAACAACCATTTTATTTTCATTAATATCATCAGACTGATCTGATCTATAATAATATGCAAAGTGATTATGAAGATGTGAACCTAAACTATTAATGTGAATTGCTTTAATCTCAGGACGATAAATATCTCTTGGACATAAAATTAATTGATCACCTAAAAGTCCACCTTCATTTATTCCTTCTTTTATTATTGGAGCTGCTTTGATTTGTCCTTCGTGAAATCTATCATTACCTAAATCGTGAACATTAAATAAATCAACAGATCCCCATAATTTACACATTTGTTTTTCAAATAATAAATCAACTGGATCACAACCTAAAGCTTTTGCATAAGTCATAGCTTTATCTAAAGATAATTTTCTTTGACCTTTTAATTCTCTAAATAAAACAGAATTTTCAACACCAGTTTTTTCTGAAAATTTCTTAGGTGTCATACCAAAAGAATTTACATAACTATAAAATGTATCGTTTGATGCTCTATTAAATGGTGATCTTTTTAAAAATAAATATTTAGCTTGATGCCATTTTTTATCGAATATTTCTCTGTTTGCTACGTTCTTATAACACATTGGATATACCTCATTAGGATCACCTCTCATTGATCTTTTTGCAGTATCATAACCTTGAGATAATAAAGATCTTTTTGCGTTCTCAGATTTAGGTAAAGGAAATTCAAAAAATTGTGTGACTTCGACATCATCTTCTTCGTGCCAAATTACATTAACATTGGTCATAGTCATTGTTAGACCTTCTTTGGCTAGATATGCTGGAGGTGGTTTAGTCCACTTAATAATTAGCTTTTTGCTCATATATAAATAATGAGACTGTCTTATAGAATTGTGGCAGGAATGCAACCTTTATTGTCAGATTTGACAAAGATTTTAGTTGACTAATAAGGTGAGGATTTTAAAGGCTTATTATATGCCTAGAAATAAGATTTTCACCACTCAAGATACGCCTTTTAGCACTTGGCATAGATCTCAACACGACGGCGTGAATATGATCGATTTAGATGTAATAGGCACTTGTCCTGCCTGCGCAAAACCACTGTTTTTAGCTGATACTATCTATAATAAAGATTTCCAATTTAGAGGTAAATCAGACTGGCATAGGCGACCATATAAATTTTTAGCAGTAGCTGCTGAAATACCATATTACGAAATATTCTATACTGTTGATGAAAGTAAAGCTCATCGAGGTATCAGACCAATTATTAGATTTGATATAACTAGGATCTATCCACATTGCGATAAGAAGTGGAAGAACTTATCGCCTGATAATATGCTTCAATTCTTAGAGCATATGGCTCTGAAATCACACGGACCTGATTGTCCAAGTAAAGATTATTTAATTAGAAAAATTACTAACAACAAATGCGGAAATAGATTTATCCGCCAACAAAACTATGTCGAATTTTTATCTATCTGATCCATTGGTCCTGAATGAGCTGAAGCTGCAGGATGAAGATTTTAGAATATATGAACACTGCTGCAGGCAATTTAACGTAAAGACTTTAAATAGTTTTATTCGTGTTGTTGAGATAGCAGGACAGTTTCAATTATCTTTAGAACAGGTTCAGCATAGCCTTGCTCGAATGACAAGAATTAGAGTTCAAGGATTGCCATTAATTACAGTCAAAGAAGGATCTAAGTATTTAATATTCGATATGCCAAGACATAGAGAATTTATTAAACAAATTGGTTTTATGAAATTTAATTCAAGTAAAGGCTGGAAAGCTTTGCGTGGATGTATTCAAAATGTTGCTACAAATAAAGTTTATAAATATCCAAAACTTGATCAGTATGAATTAGCAGATCTCTTACGTGATTTGCCTGACAAACAATTAAATGAAATAAATGAAACGGATTTATTATATCCGTGGTGCTTACGATATGAGAAAAAGTCTAGAAAAATTAATTGAAGAAAAGCTTAAGCTAGAAGAGCTTGTTGTAGAAATCTTAAGTGATGCTGCGTATGCAGAAAGATTTATATCTAAACCAAATAACAATCGCTGTCCTTCTATGTATAAGCTGTTAGATTTTATTAGAGAAAGAAAAGACATAGGATATTACGATCGACCAAAACTTATTTTACGTGCAACACCAAGACAGATGACTAGATATTCATTAGCTTTAGATATTCTTTGTACTGTCGATAAAGATATATCGGATGATCCTAACCTTGATAGAAAGTTATTATGGTTGCGTGCAAATCGTTTTAAATGGTCCAAGCTTGGAAGATTTTTTGGTTTTCATAGAACTACAATCAAGAGAAGGTATGAGACACTCCTAGATAAATTATGTATTAAGTTAAAAAATAACTTTGACAATTTCGACAAAATCTTTAATTAATAACTATATCCTAAAATAAAAATATTTATTCCAGTAGTCCTATAAACAAAGTTAAAACATAGGCGTAGACAGATTAGAAATCACTTGTATAATTTAACTGTTGTAAGCGTATTGCCAACAGATAAATTTTTTTTTACTCTTTTTTTTTATTCCTACGACTATTGGCAAGATATGAAATTCAAATCGGATCAGTGTGAAAGTCTGACAAGACGTTCCAATTATTCAGTACGCTGCAAAGCCAAAGGCTTCTATTGCAAGACTAGTAAGAAGTTCAGGTGTAAAAATCACGCTGGCTTGTCAACTGGTCCTAAAACAAAAAGAGGTAAATTAAGATCTCTACAGAATTTAAAACAGTACAGGAATGACAAAAGAATTAACATTGACGACTTCTCTTTCAAACGACATTTGCCAAAAGCTTATGGAAGGAAAGCCATTAACTCAGATTTGCCAACAGAAAGATCTGCCAAGTCTGACAACGATATACAAATGGATTAACTCTAATCCTTCATTTGCTAAACAAATAACTCAAGCAAGAAAAGTAGGTTGTCAAACATACTTAGATAAAATGATAACTGAGTTAGAAACTGCAAGTCATAAAGACGTGCCAATACTCAGAGAGAAGCTTCATCATTACAGGTGGTTAGCACAAAAGCTACTGCCAGCATTATACGGTGATAAGCAAGAGATAGTTCAAGATACAAAGATTGAGATTACTTGGCAGCAGCCTGAGATAAAGGATGTAAGTCCGCAAGTAGTTGCAGGCGCGAATGGTCTCGCGCGCGTCAAGGAGTTCGAGAAATAGTTGTATTGTAGATTACTGCACCATACCAGCACCAAGATTTGTTTTTTGTGTTGTGTTTGTTGCTACGAATGATTGCCTGTCGTGCAATATTGCTCAGGTCTACAGAAATAATTTATGTTTTTGCCAGCTACCGACCACCAAATATTCGCGGCTGGCTACTAGTACGATGATTTACCTATGAATGACAAAGACAAAAAGAAATTTAAGATACCTGAGAAGTTTAAAGAAGTAAGCGGCTTTAGCTTCACAACATATGGCGGTGAGCTAATGGTAGTGTTTAGTGGCTTTGAAGATGAGAAGGACCTTCCTGAGTTTGCAGATTTTTTATTTAAGAAGATTAAAATGAATTACATCAACGCAGGTCAAGAATTTGAGCCAACAACTATTCATTAATGAAAGTCACAATACCTTATACGCCAAGGAAGCAGCAAGCTTTCATACATACAGAATTAGATAAACATAGATTTTCAGTTTTATGTTGTCATCGTAGGTTTGGCAAAACAGTGATGCTTATTAATCACTTAA